TCACCATTTAACCGATAGACTATCTTGTAGAGAGTCTTACTCTGAATGGCTGTTAAAATGTACAGGAAAGAGGTATCGTTATGCTTCGTAAAGTAAAATTATATGGTGAACTAGCGAAATTCGTTGGTCATAAAGAGTTTGAGGTGGAATTAAATAGTGTAGGCAAGGCTGTTAGTTTTTTAATACATAATTTTCCAGAAGTAGAGCGTTTTATGAGTCCAAAGTATTATCAAGTAAAAGTTGGTAATTATGATATTGATGAGAGTGAATTAGCATACCCTATAGGAAAGGAAGATATACATTTTATTCCAGCTATCAGTGGTGCAGGTCGTGGATTTGGAAAAGTATTATTAGGTGCTGCTTTAATTGCAGGTGCATTTTTCGTTCCTCAAGGTTTAGCTTTATCTCAAGGCATAGGAACAGGTTTTGGATTTGCAAAGGCAGGTGCATTAGCTAAAGGTATGGCTTATGTTGGTGCTTCTTTAGTTTTACAAGGAGTTTCTGATTTACTATTTCCATTACCAGAACCTCAAAAGTTCAATTCAGAAGAAGATCCACAGCTATCTTTTAGCTTTAGTGGAGTGCAAAATACATCAAGAGCAGGTACTCCCGTTCCAATAGTTTATGGTGAAATAATTACAGGAAGTGTTGTAATAAGTTCAGCAGTTGACACTAATCAGGTGGAAGGATGACAGACGAACCTAAAATTATTAGAGGTGCTGGTAGGCCAAAACCACCCCCACCTCCTTACCGTGCTCCTGATACTTTACACAGTAAACAGTTTGTTACTATTCAAGATCTAATATCTGAAGGAGAAATAGAGGGGTTTGCTAGTGCTTCAAAAGCAGGACTTACAAAAGGAACAACGGCATATAGTAACGCAAGTTTAAAGGATATATTTTTAGATGATTTACCTATTTTAGATTCAAGTGCTGACAATACAACTCCTGAGGCTTCTAAATTCAACTTTCAAAACGTACAGTTAAAAACCGAGTTTGGAACATCTAACCAAGCTGCAATGACAGGTATTCCTAATATTGGTGAGACTAGATTAATAGACACAGATGGTCTTGGAGTCAATGTAACTAACGCTGATGGAACTTCTAGTGGAGCTATAGCTGGTTCAAAAACAAAACAAATTGTAGCGACAAGTCCAGCAACTGCTAATGCTGATGCTGTAATTGTTACACTTACTTGGCCAGCATTACAAG